TTTCCTGGCGTAAAGTTTGCCGTCCGTTCTAGCGTTTATTCCGGCGGCGCCAGCATCAATATTCGTTACGAAAACGGCCCAACTTACAACCAGGTCAAAGCGGTGGCCGGTATGTTTGAAGGTTCTTATTTCGACGGAATGACCGATTACAAAGGCAGCAATTACGGCGCCTTGGATGGCCAGGAAGTTCGGTTCGGTGCTGACTTTGTTTTTGTCAATCGCAAATTTACAAAAGCATTTTTGGAAGGCGCAGTCGAAGCGGCTTGCAAATACTACGGTTACGCAATGCCTGTCATTACCGACGGTTACGACAGCGCCTACATTGCCGACCGGTTGGATTACGAAGCAAATCGCCGCATCATGGCCAAGGTTGAGGAAATCAGCCTTTGCGATACAAAGGAAAGCGCCACCCTGGCCCGTGTCGGGTTCCTGGGTGACGACGGTTACGGTTGGAACGCTGTTGGCCGCAAGGCTGCATAAGGAAAACGCCATGAACCGCGAACCAACCGATTGGGAAGTTTTGGGGATGGCGCTGGTGGCAGCACCGGCCATCTATGTTTTGATTTGGCTTGCAATGGCCATCTTTTAAGGGGAACGAAATGACAATCCGAATCACCAGGGTACATCGCGGGGGCCGCGTGTTCTACGCCGCCACCGTCAGCGGCGTTTACCTGGAACGCGCCAGCCTGGCCGAATTGCGTGAAGCAATTGCAGTTCGTGAAAGATTTGCAAAAATATTTGCTGATCCTATTGACACCGCAAGTTAAGTTGGCTTAAAATCACATCATGCCCTAACGGGTCTTTTAAAAAGGAAATTAAAATGTTAAATGTAGGCAAATACAACATTCGCGTAGTTCAAACCGGCGAAAAATACGGCCGGAATGACTGCCTGACAAACGACCAAGCGCCAATGGTCGAATTCTACGATTCACGCTACAACCAATCTGATTGGATGGGCCGTGGTCAATTTGTGTCTCGTTACTACGTTGACACCATTATGGATGGCACATATCCCAACGGCCTTTCGCTTGATGGCGGCATTCCTGAATGGACAGTCAGCGCCGACGAAATGAATCAGGTTCAACAATTTTTGTCAGGGGTTGCAGCATGAACGCCGTCACCATCACCAACCCCAACCAAATCGCAACGTTTGTGAATGCGGAATATGGCATTGCTTCCCTGGTAACCCAGGTCAAAAAAGGTTATGCCGTCACGTTGTTGGACACCGATGCCGAAATGGTTGTGGCCACCCGCATTTATCCCGTGGCCATGTTTGCCCAGGCCATCAACTACGCCAAAGAAATTGCAAATGTCTAACTGGCCTTTCCCGCCGCCAGGGGGGCCAATCCCCTGGACGCGTAAGCAAGAACGCGATTACCAAAATCAAAAGCGGAATAACTTGCCGCCCGCACCATTCTGAAAGTAACTGCTATGAAAAAACCTATTCGCATCGATGTTGATGGCCCTTATTACCCAAAACCAACGCGCTACCAACGCGCCTGGAATTGGCTGGTTTTGTTGGCCCTGGTGATTGTTGTTGGCGCCTGGTTGACCGGTTGCGCCAATACATCGACCACCAGCGGAAAACAAGATTTGGTGTTGGATAAAGAAATCCAACCCATGTCGCGGAACGAAGTCGTGTCGGCCATTGGCGATTGCCAGGCCAACAACCTTCGCGCCGTGTTGATGTACGGAAAACGCAAGGTCAGCGGATACACCGCCGACGTTGTGATTGACGTTACTTGCGCCCCGAAATGGTAAAGGAAAAAATCATGGAACAACTTAACAACTTCAGCAAAATTGCCAGCGCCTTGGTCAAAGCACAAAAAGCATTTGGCCCCGCTTTGAAATCATCCAGCAACCCGCACTTCCGTTCCAAGTATGCCGACTTGTCGGCTTGCGTGGAAGCGGTCGTGGATTCGTTAAACGACAACGGCATTGCCTTGACGCAACAAGTCCACGAATGCGAAACCGGCGTGATTGTCGAAACCGTGTTCATTCACGAATCCGGCCAGGTCATGTCGTGCGGTCGGCTGCACGTTCCGGCCACCAAACAAGATGCCCAGGGTTACGGCAGCGCATTGACGTATGCCCGCCGATATAGCCTTATGGCAGCCTGTGGCATTGCACCGGAAGATGACGACGGCAACGCGGCCAGCAAACGCCCAACAGCGCCAGCAATCCCAACGCCCGACATTACCGACCACTTAGCAGCAATCCAGGCCAGCGCCAACAGCGACGAATTGGCCAAAGTGTTCAAGGAAGCATTTGATGGTTGTCAAGGAAACCAGGCATTGCAAGCCAAAGTGATGGCAGCCAAAAAAGAACGCGTGGCCCGTGCCAAAAAAGATTTATCAACCAAAGGAAATGAAAATGTCTGACGAAATCGAACAACGCACCGACGAATGGTTTGCCGCCCGCCTGGGCAAAGTCACCGCGTCCAAAGTGGCCGACGTGATGGCCCGCACAAAGTCGGGTTATAGCGCCAGCCGCGAAAACTACATGGCCCAACTGGTGGTCGAACAAATCACCGGCACACGCCAGGAATCGTTCACCAATAGCGCCATGCAATGGGGAACCGACCAGGAACCCTTTGCCCGCGGGGCGTATGAAGCCGCCACCGGCAACATGGTTGAGGAAGTGGGCTTTGTCAACCACCCGACCATTGCGATGGCTGGCGCGTCACCCGACGGCCTGTTGGGTGACGACGGATGCGTGGAAATCAAATGCCCCAACACGGCCACGATGATTGAAACGCTGCTGACCGGCGCCATCCCGCAAAAGTATTTCGCTCAAATGCAATTTCAAATGGTTTGTGCTGGCCGCGCCTGGTGCGATTACGTTGTATTTGATCCACGGATGCCAGCCAAAGCGCAACTGTTCATTAAGCGCGTACCGCGTGACGAAGTTTTCGTGGCCGACATGGAAGCGGAAATAATCAAGTTCCTGGCTGAAACCGCGGTCAAGGTCGATCAACTTAAAAAAATAATTGGGGAATAAATCATGGCAAAACTTATCAACGAAATCACCGTAATCACCGGCACGTACAACAACGCCCAGGGCCAACAAAAGAACCGTTACCAGCGGATCGGTTCGATTATCGACACCAAGAACGGGCCAATGCTCAAAATCGACGTGATCCCGCTGAAGGAAGGCGGTTGGGACGGTTGGGCATACATCAACGAACCACGCGAACGCGACGACCAGCCGCAAGGCCAACAACAGCGACGCGCACCCCAAAGCAGCGGGTTCGACGACATGAACGACGATTTGCCAAACTTCTAAGGGGCTGGCCATGCAATTGGATTTTTTTGGCGACGAAGGCGATTACCTGGCGCAACTGAAAACCAACTGGCGGGCCACCATCGAAGGCGACGGGGGCCATTGCCCCTGTTGCGGGAAATGGGGCAAGGTAAGCCCCCAGGGCATGAACGAAACACGCGCCCTGGCCCTTCTGTGGCTTTCCCGCGCCCCTTCCGATGTGGATGGTTGGGTCGATGTTCCAAAGATTGGCCCGCGCTGGCTGTTGCGTGGCAAAACGCATACAACGTTGCAGCATTGGGGGTTTGTTGAACCAGGCGTAAACGATGACGAAACAAAAAAAGCGGGTGGCGCCTGGCGCGTTACGCCAAAGGGCTTGCACTTTATTTGCGGAACGATTACTGTTCCACGTAAGGCTTACATTTATAAAAATGTCGTTGAAGGCTGGTCGGATGAATGCGTTTCGTTCAGGGAATGCTTTGGCCGTCATTTTGACTATGCCGAAGTGATGGCCGACAACTTCAACCTGAATGCGATCAAATTATGAATTGCTGCGAAAATTCTTGCCAGGATACCCCAGGATGCCCCGTTCATCAAACGGTATGGGTTTGTCCGTTCTGCTATGTAAAAGGCTGCCAGGCGCCCGATTCTTGCCGTTCCTTGGCCATCCGAAACCATACCCTGGACGAAGTGGCCAACGAATTTGAAAAAATGCGGGCATTTGGCGACACCGCTTCGTCATTTGCGGTGTTTGTCAGGAACATGAAAAGTTAAGCAAACGGGCGCGTTCCGGCCTTGTCAATAATCAGGGCTTGGCGTCGGGGTTTGTC